GTTCTTCCTTAGTGGGCATCAGTTAGCTGTCAGGCTAACCAGGAGCTCCTGAATCCTCTGGAGTGAAAGCTTCTCGGTGTGCACTTCGAAGCAGAAGCCTATACTAATTTCACTAGTCCATGCAGAACCACAATCTAAACCACAATGGATCGCATCGGTTGGTACGATAAAACCTCCAGTAGTTTCCAGTGGGTTCATGGCCGAGATTTCGTCTATCATGGAAAATATAGCTGCTGCGGCGAGGGAAGCATAGAAGTTTACTTGTAAAAAGACTGAATTATTAGCTAAATTTACCAACGCGGTTTGCTTCTCCGAGCAGGCTTGAATACCTACAGATCGTGTCCCTGCGGCGCCTAATACGTCTGCTGGTTGCACTGGGCCATTACTATCACTAGAAACAGTAGTCCAGGCTCTGTCTACAACTAGTACTTTTCCTCTGGAAGGATCCGTATAAGCTGAAATGTCAATATTGTCACTAACATAGTTAGTCCCATCAGTGTCTAAAGTGGTTCTTAGAAAGAACGTGTCGCCTTTGGCCATGGTATGCTATGGAAGAGGTATAGTTAAATAGGCTTGCCTAATCCACAAATATGGAGAGCAAACCTAGAGAACTGACCTTTGGGCCTAGCGAGCGCTACCTTCCTGGCAAGAAACTTGTTGAAGGCGATGTGCTAACACTTAACATCCTAGATGTAGAAGCCGAGGAGGTGGATACGGAGTATGGCTCCAAATTCCAATTCCACATCCTCGTACTATCCTCTTCTACTGAAGCAGTTAAACCTGGGAAATATACCTGGCGAACTATTGCGGCTGCAGCGCGTAAGGTACATGAGTACTGGTCAAACCGAAATAGTAGTCAAGATCAGGTTAAACTTATGGAGGACTTCTCGCACTGGGTATGGAAACTAACAGTAGTAGAAAATGGTATACAATTAAAAACGTCCCTGGCAGGTTCGAAGTGAAAGAATTCTATCAAGCCTGGAACCCTCGCACCCGCACATGGCGTGAGCGGCGGTGGTAATGGCGATCCAGCTAAGATGTAGCTGCAGTACCATACCTGCAGGTTTAGTAAAACGTTGCTTTAGGTGTGGTCGTAGAGATAGGATAAACGCGTTTAGAGAGTCCGAACGCTTCGACTGGGACGGTTAGGTTAGGAAAGGATCCTTTAGCCCCTGGCAGGGTTGCCAGGGGCATGGAATGGCTTAATGGAGAGCTACTAAGCCCCTAGCAATCTAATCATGACGTATCACTAATCGTGAATTGTTTATAATTAGCCGCAGCTTCTTGCGGTCCAGCCATTTTAACAGACTCAAACCTGCATTGCCAGTTAACTGGTGTGCCATGACTATCGTGAACCATAAGTATTAAATTTTGTGTAATTAAAAATGTATCATTAATAACAGCATAATTTATACCATTAGCATCATCAGGGCCATTACCGTGATTAAGTATTGCAGTAGCAATTAAACCTTCATTATTAAAATTAGCGTCTGTAGGAGGCATTGCAGTTTTTCCAGCTGTAACAGATCCACTATGTTCCGCACTTTGGTTGTGTACATCAGTACTAGGGTAGAGACTAAATTCAGTCATTTTATACGCTATTCCCGGTTTAAACCCACTAAAGTTTAGCACTTCAGTTTCTCCGCTTGCGGTCTGCCCTCGCATTACGAATTCCTTCCGCATATTACCACCAGCTCCTTAGTTTTCTTGCTAGTTTCTTTATTTTAGATTTCCCCTTCCCGATCGTGCTCGCTGTTTTTGGGTTGGCTAGACCAGCAGCTTTTGTAGCTGTTTTGAATGCCCCGGCTGGAAGTGTACCAGGAGCGCTACCGGTCTGCGCCTTTGTTCCGCTCTTTAGGAACTTCATACCTTGCTTTACAGCCTTGTTTGCTTTGCTAATCTTCCTTTTAAGAATCTTAGGGAGTGCCAGGCCTTCCCTTCCTACAATACCCTCCCGTACTCCAGCCGGTTCCGTACCCTCGAATTGTTGACCGAGAGCGCTGGCGACGTTAGCTATTTGTTCGCGGTGAATCCAACCCTCAGCGGCTAACGTAGCCGCTAGAGCGTAGGGGTGAGCTCCGGCGAGCCGTGCTCCGCCGCGTATTACTGCGCGAGGACCCAGCCTGCCCAGCGCTGCGCCTCCTCCTACTAGGAGTAGATTCTCTAACGCTTCCAAACGTTCTTCCTTAGTGGGCATCAGTTAGCTGTCAGGCTAACCAGGAGCTCCTGAATCCTCTGGAGTGAAAGCTTCTCGGTGTG